ACCACGAGGCCCTGGTGCTGCTGCTGGCCTACACCGGGCTGCGCTGGGGTGAGGCGGTCGCGCTGCGGGTGGCCGACCTCGACATGCTGCGGCGCCGGGCCACCGTGTCGGAGAACGCCGTTCAGGTCGGCGCACAGATGCACGTTGGCACTCCCAAGGCACACAAGCAGCGCAGCGTGCCGCCCGGCTGAATCGACGGCGGTCCCGACTTGGTGATGGTCATCGTCGGCGCCACCACCATCGCCGTAGCCGTCGAGGTCGGCGCCGGCGCGCAGCCGCCCGTGCACGAGGCGGTCGCCGTGTTGCTGATGGTGGCGGGCGCGGCCGGCGCCTGATAGGTGAGCACGAGCGGCGCCGGGTTCGACGCGAAGTCGCTCACCTGCGCCTGCATCTCGCCGCCGACGTTGCACGACACCATCGTGTAATCGGCGCCGAGCGGACCCGACGGCGGCATTCCACCCATCGGCGGCGGCATGCCTTGCGGCATCTGCGGCGGCGGCGTCTGCGGCGGCGGATTTTGGATATTCATCAGTGCCGCGGTGATGGCGTCGCGCTGCTGCATGACGCCGGTGTTCTGATAGGGATCTGGCATTATTTAACGGCCTCCAATCAGCCGGTTGTAATCTTCGATTTCCTGGTAACGACGCTGAGCGGCGCGGTAATCTTCGCCGCGCGGATCCGCGTAAGGCAGCGGCGTGCCCGCGCCTGTAAGCTGGTTGTAGTCAACGATTTCTTGGTTTCGGAGTTGGGTGGCGCGGTAATCCTGCCCGCGCGGGTCTGGTCGAGGTATAGGCGCGCCTGCGCCGGTCAGCTCGTTATAGGTCGCGATTTCCAGCAATCGGCGGGCGATGGCGTCGCGGTTGCTTTCTTTGTCGCTCATTCGGCGGCCTCCTGTAGCGACTCGGTAAGGTGGTGCTTCAGGCGCGCGTTAAATCGGTTTTCTTCCCACGCCTCGCGGGTTAGCAACGCCAGGACGCCATCGCGGTCACGACCGTACATTCGAGGCACCGGAACTAACGCGTAGCCAAACCGCGACATCATGAATTGCTGCCGCTCGTCGTCGGCTGGGATCCGCTGCACCACCATTTGGCAATCAAGATAGTGGAATGGGTATTGAAACATCCGTTTCAACGTCTCACGCGTCATCCAGTAATGCCCTGGTGCCGCTGCTGCCGAGATTTCAATGATGCCCGCTTCCGGCTCCCAATTGTGATAGACGATGCCGGCGATCATCAGCCCGCCCTCGACCACGCCAATCGTCATGATGTTCGGCCCCCAGCCTCTACGGCAATGCGGGATCAGCTGCGCCACAGCCGGCGCAACAATCTCGTTTTGACCGTAGACGTAATCGAGCATCGTTAGTCTCACTGACCGAAGGCGTTGCCGTAAGCGTTGAAGCGCGGCTGATAATTGCCGGGGAAACTACCGCCGGCATCTAGGTCTCTCGGGTTGACATAACCGCCGAATGGATCCTGTACGTTCGCGCCTTGCGCGCCGAGATATCCGGATGACGGTGCGCCAAACATGTTGTTCTGCGCGTAAGTGCTACCGCCGAAACCGCTTGGCATATTCATGCCGCGGCCCTGGTTCATCAGCGCGATAGCCATCGCATTTCTCTCAGCGGCCCCACCACCCATCGGCGACGGGTTCCAAGTTTGGTAAGGTTGTCCACCTGGCCCACCGCCTTGGGCGGCTTGACGTGCCATCAGCCCGAAGCCTTCGCGGCCTTCGGGCTGGCCGAATTGCTGGTAGTGCTGCCCTGCCTTAGTCGGGTCGCCACCCGCCCATGCCGCTACGTCCGGATTGGCTTGGAAATACCGCTCCGAAGCACTCGCGGCAGCGTCGCTCCCGATCCCACCCGGCAGTCCGTAAAGGTTACGGCCTTCATCCCTGCCATAGTCCTGCGCGTGCTGCGCGGCCTTAAAAACGTCGTGACCAAAAGCAACGCGAAGGTCGGCATTGTTGGGGTCGTTCAGATACGACCACGCCGCACCGCTGAGGCGGTCCAGTTCCGGGTCATATCGCCCCGGCTGTTCCGCACCCCATTGCCGCACTGTGCTGGCAAGATCACCGCCACGTGTGCCAAACGACGCGCCCCAATCAACCCGGTTCATCGGGTTATTGATGCCCTTGCTCGCGGCACTAAAATCCGTCGCGCCGCCGTAATAGCCCTGCTGCTGTCCCGGCGGGGTGTAAGTGTTCGCGGGCATCGGCGGTAGCTGCGGCAAAGTTCTACGCCAGATATCACCCCAATTCGGTTGGGCGTTGTAACTTTGTTGCGCCGGGTTGAAGTTGGGGTAAGCGTCAAACCCGCTGTTGATCCGATCCTGCGGTGGCGACCAGCTCTCGCCGGGTTCATTGATGGTGATCGGCGGCAACATCTGCGCGTCGGGGCGGCCCTCGCTTACGCCGTAGCTTCGGGCGTGTTCGTAAGCCTTCATCGGATCGCCGCCGGTAGCACCGGCAACGTCTGGGTTGTTGTGCAGATACAGGATCGGATCAAAGCCGGTGCCGGCCCACGGATCGGCCGAGGGGGCTGGCGCGGCAGGCTGCATGCCGAACCCGCCGGTCGCGCGACCGTAACCAGCGCCAATGCCGGCATACATCGCCGTTTGCCCGCCAAATCCCATCGGGCCGTAGAGGTTGGTTGTCTGCGCCTGCGCCGCCGGGTTCCAGCCCATCGAGGCATTGATCTGCGCCGTCGACATCGCCGGCTGGCCGGTCGCGGCGTTGCCGCCGATGATACCGCCGCCCCCGCCGCCTACCATCGGATCAAACCAGTAAGTCATGGTCGCCTCCTAGACGTTGACCCCCGCGCGCTCGAACGTTGCGGCGATCGAAATCAGATCCACTTCCGGCTTGGCCTGCTGCGCCACCGTCACCTGAACGATCGGCGCATGCGAAAATCCGGTACGCCCGATCGACACCCAGCCAGTATTGCGCACCGCTGGCGTCGACGGCGTGCCGGCATCCCACAGCGCCGTGTCCCACAGCCCTTGATCCCACAGATCCAGCACGCCGGGGTCTGCGCCGGCGCTGGGTGGCGGTGGCACGATCACGACGTAGTCGGTGGTCGCCGACAGCTGCGGCGCAAACGGCTCGTTGGCGCGTGCGGAAAACGATGCCCGCGCCTGCCGCCATGTGATGGTCTGCCCCGGCGACTGAAACACCTCCCAGCCGCCGACCAGGATCGCGGTGTAGGGCAAACCGTCGTCGTAGCCGGTGCGGTCGGCCTGCATGATGATGCCGTCCTGGGTGCCGAAAAACATGTCGCCGCGCATCTTGATAAAGCAGGTCGCGTCGTAGCCGACAAACCGGCACCATGCGCCGGTGGCGAGGTTAGCCGCACCACACCATCGCTTGCCGGGAATGCCGCCGGGCCAGGTCACGAACAGCCCGCCATATTCGTCCCACTTGCACATCGTCCAGGCCCACTCGCGTTTCTCCAGCACCTCCATTCGCCACATCGGCTTGATGTTGCGGGTGATGGCGGCGAGTTCTAATTCGGAGCGGTCCTTGGTGATGGCCCCGCTAAGGGGCAAAATGCCATCGACAGTGGCAATCAGCATGTCGCCGCCGATGGCGAGGTGGGCGTTCATGCCAAGGGGAGGCGACATGTCATAACGCCCCTCCTGCCGCCAACTGGCGGCGGAAGCCGGATCGCTACCTGTAAAGATGATCAGCTCGCCAAGGTCGGTGCAAAACACCAGCTTGTCGTCAATGCCGTCGCCGGCGTCGATCGACCACGAGGCGCAGAACATCAGATGGCCGCCCTTGGTCGCCGCACCTGACAGCGGGATCATGGCGAGCGCGCCCTGCACCGCGTTCAGCGGCAGATACCATGCATTCATCGAGTTGCGCTCGATGAAGAAATAGCGGTTACGATATTTACAGACATAGGTCAGCGCGCCGCCGGTCGCGACTGGCGTGCCACCCGGTCCGGTAATCTGGCTGGCGTTCAGCGTGGTCCAGGTCGTGCCGTCAAACCGCAGCGGGAAGTCGCCAGCGTCATTGACCACCATCAAATAATCACCGGACGCGTTTGCCATCTGCGAGGCGACGTAATTGCCGGATGTCTGCCCCGACTTGACCAACACTGGCGTCGTCGTGGTGACGTCGTAAACCTTGGTCTCGTTGGCGGCGAACATCCGGTGATTGATGCCGCTGGCGTATTCAAACGCCGAAATCACCGGCGTCGTCTCTGGCAGCTCGGCCCAGCGAATGCAGCCGCCGCGCAATTTGCTGCCCTTCATCGTCGGCACCCAATTGTCCATCACGATCGCCGCGCCTGGCTGCATAAAACTTTCGTTTTCGGCCAACACCAGCCCGCGGGTTGGCGCTGGGAACGTGGTGCTCTCCAGCTTTTGCGCGACCTGCTGGTTGACCGGCATGCGCTTGAACAGTTGATGTTGGCTCATGGCGTCCCCAGCGGGTAGGAGGCGCGCACGCTGGCCGATATCGGCATGCGGCCAACGATAATCGGCGATGGACTGTCATGACCCTGCGCTACTGCAACGGCGTCACCGTAGTTCGATAGATCCTCCGCGTAGGGCGAGCCTTTCTGTGCCTTCCATTTCCAGATCATGCCGAGTTTCAACACGCGCTCGTCGAGCCGAAAACTGTCGGCGTCGTTCAGGAAGGCGTCGCCGACGCCGCCGCCGTTCAACGTCACGCAGTTCTTGTCGAGGTAGGCAAAGTAGGCGGTTTCACCGGCCTCCAGCATCGGCCAGAAATGGATCTGGCCGCCGTACATCGTCCACTCGCCGTGCGCCGTGTTCCAGTCGTCAGCACGTCGGATCAGCCATTCGTCCAGATCTGGGACGAACGTCATCGGCGTCTGTGTCGAGCTTTCACGCCACACGTTCGACGTCAGCAACATCCGCTTATAGTTAGCCGGCAGATCGTAAGCCGACGCGATCCCGTCGCCGGTGTAGGTCACCGTGGTTTTCAGCGTAGTCCAGTCGCGATTGTCGTAGGCGATCGCCTGCGCTGTTTCATTCGCCAGCGCCAGCATTTCCTGCATGGTGCGGTTGCCGGTGATGTTGGAGAACATGCTTTGCGGTGTCAGCACGCCGACCGTCGCACAGACATCCTTCACCACCGCCAGGATTGTCACGCCGCCACCTCTTTAGGCCGCGCATCCATCGCCATCCGCACCAGCGTCTTGCGCGCGAGGTTGCCCTGTGGCGCCTGTCCGGTGTTGGTGGCGATGAAGTCGCGCAGCTGCTTGTCCGACATGTCGTTGAATTCGTTTTCGACGGTGTATTCTCGCTTCACCTGGGCATCTTCTTCAAGGATGGCGTTGCGAATGCGCAGCGTCTCCAACTCGGCCAGCATCTGCTTGGTCGGCACTGTCAGCTTGCTTTCGGCGATATACGCCGTCGCCTGGTTTTTCATTTCGCGTCCGCCGAGACCGAGGTTTTTCAGTTCATTGCCCTCGATGTCGGCCAGCGCCTCGACGGTGTAGACGTTCTGCGCCTTCAGTTCAGCGCGGCGTGCTTCAGACAAAAACGGCGCATGTTCTAGCGGCGTGCCGCTCTTGGTCTGCGCGACGTGTGCCTTGAATTGCCGGTACTGGTGGCTGAACCGCTCGGCGTAGCTCTGCTTAACTTGCCCGCCACCAAAGGGGGTGCCGACCCAGCGCGCGAAAGTGTTGGCGGGAAACACCTTGATGTCAGGCGAACCGGGCGCAGTGATAAAGCAGTGCTCGACGTCATCGAAAATCGGGCGGCCTTCCTCCATCGTTTTAAGCGGATTTTCAACGGCAAGGTTTTTGAAGGTAACGACCAGCAAGTCGTCGGGGTCGTGGTAGGCGGGCATGAGGGTCTGCCTTTTGTTGGAGTTGAATTAACCGGGACCGCCGTCGCAGCACGGCGGCCCCGATCTACCTGCGGTTGATTAGGACGCAGGAACCGAGTCGTAGAGCCGCCAGTTGAACAGCGGGTTGGTCATGGTGAGTTCGCCCATCCAGCCGATGAATTGGGCGATGGCGTCCTTGTCGATAGGCATCTGACCGTCGCCGTCGAACAGCTTGTCAAAGTTACGATCGGCGTTGTAGCGCAGCCGGAGACTGTCGGTGTTGAGGCCAAAGGTTGTATTGGCCGGCATGTTGGATCCGATACCGCCGTCGAGCACGATTTCAGCCCGCTTGCCGCCGCCGATATACTCCAGTGCGGAGAACCCCAGCGTACCGAGCGAGGTGTTGCTCTGCTGGCGCTGGATCGCGATCGTCGCTGCGTCATAGGCCGCGTAATGCTCCGGTGACATCAGCAGCAGATCGGCGTAATCACGGCCACGGGATTGCCGGGTCATGATGTAGTTCAGCATTGGCCGGATCGTGGTCGAGGTCACCTGCGTCGTGGCGGCGAGTGCGCCACCAAGGCCGGTATGCGCGTCGTAAGTCGAGGTGCGCCAGATGGCATTCAGGTTGCGATCGATACCGCCATAGGTGCCGGTAGTGTTGGCGATCGGAACTGCGGTCGCTAGTCCTGTCAGCTGCTTGTTGCCGTTGGCGGTGCCGTCGGAATAGATCGCGGCGTCCATCGCATCTTCCAACGCGCGCTCCGCAGCCGAAATATAGCTGGAGAACACGTTCATGATCCGCTGTTCGCCCTGGTTGTTTAGGATTTCCTGCATCGAAAGGATGACAGGCACCACAACCTGTTTCGGCGTGTAGACCGCATCATTAAATAAATCGATCGCTGGGTTGAGGAGCTGGTCAAATCCAGAATACCACTGTGCGGATTGTTTTCCTATTTGCAGCGTCTGCCGCACCGTCGGGCCGTCGTAGGTTTGCCACAGCCCTTTCCGGCGCAGCACGGCGAGCAGAGCGTTGTTGTTGGAAACCAGATCCTCGTAACCGCTTGAACGATCTTCAAGCGACATCGAAAGTACCTGCTGATAGGCAGCAGCCGTCGTCACATTGGGCATGAGCGCCACTCCACAAAGGGTTCAGATCAAAGGCTCGCTCTCGCGATACCTAGGCGTGTCCATTCATGCGACGGATCGCATTCTGAACCGCCAACTCGGGCGTTTTGCTCGGTTCTTTGGGTCGGCGTGATGCTCCGTTTGAGGGAGCCACATCAGGCGAGCCGTGGATCGAGCGATCGGGGGGTCGGGTCTGAGCCGGTGTGGTGCGGATCTGCTCCGCGTGTGTGGCAGGGTGGAGCCGTTCTGCCCTTTGATACGCGACGTCGAGCGGGAAGCCTAATTCGATTTCCCGTTTGACGACTTCTCCAAAATCTTTCTCGTCAATACGCGGATGTTGTTCAGCGAACTGATCAACCGCAGACCGCGTATAGTGAAAGTGCTGGGCATACTGCATCTGCCGGTGCTCGTTTTCAAGCCTTTCTATCCTTTGGTTCGCCGCCGCCAGTTGGTGGCTGGCAGCCATTTGCTGGTTGCCCATCTGGACTTGCTGCAACTGTTCCGGCGACTGGCTCAAGACGTGATAGGCGACATCCCGGAAACCAATCCGCTGGTTGGTCTGGGGGTCAGTCAGGCCAAGGTTGTTGATGATCTGGTCAAGCCCGGCGACCACGTTCCTGCGCAGCAAGTCCTCGATGCTGGTGTAATTTTCCAGCGCCTTTTCCAGAGTCGTGTTATGCGCCAGGGCCATCTGGTGGAAGCGGGCGACCGGCTGGAAC